ACTATCCTCTTCGTCGGCAGCGTCAGATGTGTATAAGAGACAGATCTATACAAGTTAATTAAGGCTCATTAGGTGCTTTAACAACAACAGATTTTGAAGTCCCACCACTGACAGCTTCATAAGTAATAGTGTATTCTTTTCCTTTTGCAGTCTTAACATGTTCAGTAAGATATCCTTCCTTATATAGATTTTCTACTGTTGGAGGTGTATCGACATTCTTATCAATCATAAAAGGGTATATCGATTTGAAAAATTTCAAATATCAAAATACATTGTAATAATCAAAGTTTTTCATTGTGGCCATTCAAAACAAATTACAGAAAATAGCATATTTCAAAATGAGTTTTTGACGAATTTATGACGGAAATAAAAAAAGAGGGGTACCGCTATGGTACCCCTTTTACTATTAATCTAATTCTACAAGGCGTTTCAATTCGCCATTTACAAACCACATTTCACACCGCACGTTGTTTTTGTCTGTCAACGTAGCCGTGTATAAGCCGTCTTGTTTTGGGTTGATTTCTTCTGCGAATTCGTGAACTTTGCCTTCAAATGTAAATGTTTTCATATAGTTTACTCCTTTTAATTAAAAACGGTGTGCCGTGAACCGCACGGCTCGGAGATAATTGGATCACCTACCATTTCGCAAATGTATATAAAACACTGGCCCCTTTAAAGTGTTTACCTTCAAAATGCGCTAGGCTTTGAAAGTCGCCAGCTTGATAACCGATTGTTTCGTATACCTTCCCTGTCTCCATTACAGTAACGCCACCCATAATACGATGTACTTTATTAAGGTTGATTTTATACACATCAACCTTATTTTCATCTGTATTTTCTACAACTGCGGTTCTATCGCTTTTTTCTATAGCTTCCTTTGGAACGTTAGGCGATTTATCTTTAATAGCATTTTTTGTAATAACCGCCGCATCATGTAGCGTTGGCGCTTGCGTGTAATATGTTACTACCGGCTGCGCCGTTTCCTTATACGCAATAACTTCCTTCGCTACTTTAGGGGATACGTTTAACGCTTCCCCTAATTTAACCGGATTCTTAGCCGTAGTCTGATTGATAATAACCGGTTCTTGTAGTTTCTTAGTATGTATCACGTTATAAGCAAATAAGCCGGCCACTACCACTAATAACATAAGAAGTGCTACGGTGATAACGGGTGCGTATCGCCTTAATAATTGAATGATAGTATCCATAATTACCCCCTAAATAGGCCAATTCAACGCCAAATCTGCATCAAATTCTTTGCCTTCAATGTTTTCGGTAAATGTATATTGCCATAGATTAGCACCGTCATAATCACATTGGCTATTTAATTGTGCGCACCAGATAGCGCAACCGCCTAACTGGCTAACATCTAATACATTCACTAGCCAATCATAACTAGCGTATAGGCCTGTGTTTCCGTATCCAGCTTGCCACAACTTATTAATGAACACGCTGCAAATATTTGTTAATTGTTGGCCCGTTGGCATGCCACGTTCCGCCTTGTAGTCGTCCGCATCTTCCATATCGAACCATACACCCATAGGCAACTTATCAATAGTCAAGCCAGCATCGTTCAATGTATTAATTACGAATTCCGCTTCATCTGCCGCATGTTCTTCATTCATAGCGTAGGAATAATGATATACACCAATCGCCAAACCGGCATTAATTGCGCCGTTTACGTTGTTGTAAAATTCACTATCTAAGTTACCGCGACCATATCCGATGCGGATAATAGCAAAATCAAAGCCATTAGATTTGACTGCGCCCCAATCTACTACGCCGTTATTTTCGCTTACATCAATACCCCTCATATTTCACCTCATAATTTAACCTTATTTTCAATTTTAGTTCTAATCAAATCTAAAAACTTACCCATAGAAACGTTGCCGCCGTCTCTTAAATTTTCAAGAATAGATAGGAATTCAGACGAGCCTAAATATAGCCACACTAGCGATACGGCAAATTGTCTTTGACCGCTCATTTCATCAAATAAAATAGCGGCTACAGTAGCCGCTACATATGTCATAACTTTACCTATGAACCCTTTACGCATATATTTAGATGCTATGAGTTGTTTTTCAAATGCAATCGGTATGGCCCGGTATTTTTCCCACGTGGCGATTTTCTCCGGATCATATCCGAATTCATCAACCAACATTTTATATGCGATGCTTGCCCATTTTGTGAACAAGTCGACAAACACCAATAAAATAAACACGCCCAATATTTGAACGTGTTTTATTCCAATCAGCCAGATTGCCACCGCACCAGCGCCACTTAATAGAGTTTTTAATATGAAACTTTCCGTCAAGGAGTTCCAACATTCCGCAATAAACTTAATCAAATGTTCCATTATTACCTCTTACTTTACTTTACCTAACCCATATACGCTACGCGCTATATTGGCTTTTCTCATATTGATTTTGTCTAATTGTTCCCTCTTTTGTTCGCCGCTCATGCGGTCGTTATTAATTATAGCCTTAGATGCTTTGTTCAAGTTCTTTAGGCTATCACTTGCATTTTTGAGTTTTGCAAATTCTTTGGCATCGTATCCTTCCGGCCGTTGCCCTGTTAATTTGAATTCATTATGTAGTTTTTCTTGTTCCTTATAATCATCATAAACCCTCTGTACGCTATCCGATGATTGATAAGGCGCCACCGTGAAACCTCTTAACCCCGGCGCTTCATACCATTTTTTAGATGCATTATTTTCTTTCGCACCAGAAACCGCATCAATTCCGCTTAAACCTAACCCAGCAAGGCCGCCGCCGTACCCTCTTATTGTGTTATCTACAATATACGGCGAAACGTTGATTTTATCGCCTACAAATTTTGCTACTTCGCTAGTATTAGCGCCGTACTGTAGGCGTGCCGGCAAGTTTTCTTGTGATTGCGGAATAATATTGCGTTGTCTAAATAATGAATAGTTTGTCATGGCTTCAACAACCGGTATCATAGCCGTAGGCATAAAGCTAGGTGCAAGGCTATCTATTACCCTATCACCGAAACCTTTAAAACCTACGCTTTTACGGTTGTTTTTCTTATCGTCAAAATACTGTAACATACGTTCAAACGCTGTACCAAATAACACGCCAGCTTCAAACGGCTTAGGAACACGATACATATTTTCTTTGCCCGGAATAATCCAGAATGTATCTTTTTCCCATTGTGGCAACTCTTGGTATCGTTCATCATCTTTATTCATATACCATAACAATACACTTGGTAGTGTAATATATAGCATAGTTTTTACCGTCATACCGCGCGGATCTTCTTTAAACGCACGGGCCATTTTGTCAGCGCCTTGGATTGCAGCATTAAAAAAGGCTATTACTTGATTTGCCTTTTTAGTATGCGAACCTCTACGGCTGAAATCTAGCGTTATATCACGGCTTTCAAGTGCTGCTTCGCGTGCAGTCAAAGGCTTTCTTTCTTTACCGAATAGGCGGTTACCTAACCCGGTATAGCCTTTACGTGCATTGTCGAATTCTGCCAATCGTGTTGCTATTTCAGTTGCTTCACTCATTGCGCGTAATACTTCAATCGGATTTTTGATTAATTTAGTAACCTTACTATCACGGCTCATAATATCGCGTAATTGACCGCCTAAATAGTCGCGGTCTAGTGATACCATTGCCGCATGTGCTGCGCCGGACTTCATATAGTCCCAGTATAATTCACCTTTTTTAAGGAATAGCGCAAGGCCTTTGAAAGTATCAACAACCGGAATGAAACCATGTTTTGAATAGATAGATGCGCCTATCATATCACGTACAGGATTTCGCAAAATAAATTCTGGCGATAATGTAGCACCAGCGCGTAACCAGTTAGCCGGATATGATAAGATTTTTGCAACCATATTGGATTGGTCTTTGTCTAACATGCGCATTGTTTGGATAAGTTCCGGCGTTGTTTCATACGTTACTTTTTCGCCATTTTCCCAAACATTAAACGTATTATCAGTTTTTGCTTTGTTTCCGTGTACACGTTCCACGATTTGCCCTACGCCGTTTTTATCGGCAAGTTTTGCGAATGTGCGGCCAACGTGATTGCGTTCGATTGTGTTATAAAATTGGAAGGTATTTTTTATGATACTTTCCAACGGATCAATAATATCGCGTGTACTACCTTTAAAGCGTTTTACAGGACTAGATACATCAATAAAACCTTTTCCGCCAGATAAGAACGACTGCATGCCAGCATCTGACATATCACGGAAGAATGGAATATAATGCGGGTACATTTTACGCATTGTATGATACGCCTTAGCCGTTAGCATGCCTTCTTTAACCAGCATTTTCAATAAATAATCTTGATATTTATAGATTTCAACTGCTGCCTTTTGAAAACGTTCATTTCCAGCATGCTTGCCTAATACGGCAGCATCTTCTGTATAATCAAACGTTGCCTTTTGTTTGTTCTTATGTAGGTCTAAATCATGCAAGGCTACAAGGTATGCGGAGAATTCCTTATGTTCCTTTTCGCCTATACCTTTCAAAATGTCTTTGAGTGGTTTTATACCGCGTTCCGGTGCGCCGTGTTCAATAAGCGTTTCTGCTTTACCTACCCAGCCACGCGCTAACCACGCTTGCATATACGGGTTATCATCAAAGGCAATCTTTTCGCCTGTTTGACGTTCGACTTCTTCGACTAAATCTTTCAACGGGTTCAATTCATCAATGGCTTTAGTATATACATCATTTAACGCTTTTTTGATTACGTCCTTAGCTTCGCCACGTTTAACCGCATCAATAGCTTGGCTAACTTTCCCCTTACTTTCAAAAGAAATGCTCCCTTTGATACGTTCCGCGCCGCCTTGACGGTGCCATTCATGAACCAGCTTCGATAATTTATTAGTGATGCCGTTTAATTCCGGTTCTTTTGCAATCGCTTCCTTAAAGTGTTTATAGAATTCTGGGAATTCCCGTTTTGCTTTCGTGCGATCACTTACATAATCCTTAAAGAATTCTGCGTAACCTTCTCCGCGTATACCGTCCATACCTAATTTATTGTATGCTTTACCGAAGCGGTCTTGAATTACACGATTAAATTCGCCATTAAATTGTGCATCTTTACTAAAATTAAAATAGTTATCCACATAATGGCCTAACTCATGCATGATAGTTGGAATTTCGCCATAATTACCGCTGCGAATTACATCAGTTTTAGTATTATACCAGCCGCGTACGTTATCACGGCCCAAACGGCCACTTTTAACGCGTTGATTGAATAAGTTATTAACTGCATCAAGAATTTCCTTACGTGTTACGCTGCGGCCTAACCGTTGTACTTCATCAATGCCAGTATGTGGCGTTTCATTACCTTTAATGCTATATTGTAGCGATTCCGTAGGTCTAACGCCTTTACTTTCCATGTATCTATTCGCCATTGCTTCGTTGCCGTCAAAGGCTTTTACAACTGCATCGCGTACTTGCTCATGCGTTGCATTGTCTAAAAGCTGGCTAGGTTGCTGCGCGTATTTGCTCACGCTACCTTCTGCCGGTTCCGATTTTAACGTTTTAAGTTCTTGCGTATCTGCAATGAGTTCGGCAGCACGTTCCGTGCGAATACGATCCATATATTCATGGCTCAACGTTTCAACTGGTACATCTAACGCTTCTGACAATTTGACTTTTACCGCATCAAGTTCCGTTTTAGGAATATCCGGCTTAGTTGCTTTGTTTAAATCTTTCAAGATTTCTGTATTAGAATGAACTTTATTTTCTAATTCAGTCAATCGTGTTTCAGATGCATCATTTTTAACAACGTCTTTTAATTCGTTGACGATTGTTTCACGTGCTTTTAGTGGTAATTCATCAATCGCATTTTTCAAACTTACGTTTGGCGCATCTTCTTCGTATCTGAATTTACTATTTGCATCGTTTTCAATCGTATTTTCTCGAATTTTAGGTGTTTCACTTTCTACAAAGTCAGTACTTATGCGGTCTTTAGGCTGAAATTCGTTTATTTCGCCTGTACGAGCCGTTTCACCTTCGCTTTGATGGTTTATACCTAAATCATCGTTTTTAACCGATTTCTTTTCTGTATTTTCAACGAAACTGTTTAAATTTGTGTGCGGTTCTTCTCCTTTTACTGCATCACGTTCTATGAACTCATCTCTAAATGGTTCTTCATGTGATACTCTGTTAGGATCTAAGCTACTATCTTTAAATGATGTATCACGTGGCCCATTTTCATATCTCCCATAATTGCCTTTAAATGTATCTTCCGCAATTTCCGCACGAACATTATCACGTGCAACTGCTGGGTCTGGTCTTTCATAATATTCACGAATGATTTTTGCCATTTCCGCCGGTGTTGCATCTGGCCTAGCACGCATTTCTTTTAATGCGGCGCTTTCGGTGTTGTGCAATTCCCATACACTGAAATCGACTTGCGTTCTCCAGTCCCACGGATCTAATCCACGATTTTCGGCAAATTTCAATAAACCATTTTCGCCGTTAAGTCTATCACCAGTAAATTGAACCAAACCACGGGAACCGTAGCCGTCGCCACTTGTAACCGTTGTACTAAATTCACTTTCAGCGCCAATATTACCAGTCATGCCGGCCGCTTCAACGTCGCTTAATCCATTCATTCTGTATCGGTTGTAAACGTCCGCTTGAATATTCCCTGTTTCACCTTCCATAGGTTGCCCGCTTAAACCGCCTTCGGAATATTCGCGCGGTTCTACTGCGTTTACCTCTTCCGGTACTGGGATATCATCAAAGGCATTATACATAACGCCTTCCTCGAATTTAGGTTCATCTTTGGTAAATCGTTCCCCAATATCTTCAAATGCATTGGTTGCCTTTTCTTTGATATGTTCACCAACACGCCCCACACGTTCACCGATTGCGCCAGATACTCTTTTAGGTGTAACCCCATGTATCATGCCAGCCGGTAAGAATACATCATCCCATGCATTAAAAGGATTATCAACGATATTTTGTGCGAATTCACCCGGACTATCTATAGCACGTCCAATAGGATTGGCTATTGGATCGATAAGAAATCCTTTGGCCGTAGTTAGTGCCGGACTATCGGCAATAATATTTTCCGTGTTACCTTCTGCATAATCGCTAGAATTCTGTGCGTACATATCTTCCGCATCACCAATGATTGTAGGTGCTGCCAATACCCCCGCACCAACTCGAACCGGCGCCGGAACATACGGAGTAATAGCTAAATAGCCGGCCGGACGCCCTACAACTTGATTATATGCGGCCTGTGATTTAGCCGCGTAATCTGGTGTTGCGTATTGGTCTAAATAGCCGTCGCCCTCTTCTGGCAAGTCGGTTGCATCAATTTCCCCACGTTGCATAGCATCTACCGAATTACTAATAGAACGGCGGCGTGCATCTCGTGCAGCTCCAACCGCATTAACAGTTCCGTCCCACCAGTTACCTAGCGTATTTTTCATGTTCGTTGCGGTGGTTTCTACTTGATTAACTGCACGATTAGCTTTATCGCTTACGCCATTTGCTACCCATTCAGCATTGTTTTTAATGCCGTCCCATAATGTAGGCTTGGGTACATTATCCGCATCATAGCCATATTCGGTTGTTATATCTTCAAAGGCGTTGCCGCTATTAGCATTACTACCATAACGACTTGTAATATCATCAAATGCACCCATAGCTTACCCCTTTAATATGTTTTTAACCACGATTTATATTTACCATAACCAGCCGCATCAAGTTCCGCTGCTATCTGATCATCACTCCAGCCTTGCGCTGATAGTTCGTTCATTCGCTTGGAAACCGCCGCTTGTTCCTCAGCTGAATAGGTAGGTTGCCGTTTAACCGTTGGAGTTCCACCACCGCCAGCCGTTGCCGTACCATTTAATGCGCCTTGCAACTTACCATAATAAGGACTTTCGCTTTCGTCCTTATCTGGGTTAGCCTTAACCCATGCAGTATGCTGCGCTGATAGTGTTCTTAATACCTGTGCATTATATCCACTTGTGCCTGTTTGTGATGCGGTAGGTGGTTTAACGTGAGTACCTACATATTTCATGCTGCCGTCTGTACCAACAATATATGTTTTGCCGTCTGGCATAACTTTAATATTTTTAGCACCGAAATTACCGATATTTTTCATTTGGCCGTCTGGTGTCATTACGATAACTTGGCCGTTCGCAAATTGTTTTGTTTCAACCTTGCCATAACCGCCCATATCTTGAATAGTACCGTCACCCATGTTGTAACGTACAATATGGCCGTTTTGCGCACTACTAAATTTGTAATTCGGCTTATCAAGCGCCGCAATAGAATTCAAGTTATTCATATCAATCGTATTAGCACCGATTTTTCCGGCTAGATAGTTATATCTTGCAACGGCTGGCGCTAATCCTTTTACCCGTTTTGTGTTATAGGTATCTACAACCGGGTTCCCGTCCTTGTCTTTAGTGAATACAAGGTTGTTCATGATTTGTTGGCGCATTGGTTCAAGCACTTTTTCTTGATATTCGTTGACTTGTTGCATATACATGTTATTCACGTCGGTTTGATATTGTTCGTTGGCTAAACCTTGCGCCGTCTTGAAATCAAAACCAGCTTTGACAAGGGCGAGTGTATTCGCCCCTAGTCGTTTGCGTGCTTCACTGGTTATAGTTGCTTTATCTGGTATAGAGTATTGGCCCGGCGCTTTATCCTCGTTGGTACTACCATTTTCTACCAATTTGGGCGCCCCACGAAAAGGGTTATTCGCCCTTTGTTGTATCATTTCTTGATACGTTTGCGGTACACCATTACCTATACCAGTATTATTTAGGTTTTCAAAGTTCCATAACCCTGTATTTTGTTGTGGCGGTTGAACTGGTGCAGCTGGTGCATCTGTGTTAGCTTGCATCGGTTGTGCTGGTGCAGACGGATTTTGACCGCCCCATAATCCTTGATTATTCGCCACCGCTTGCGCACCAAAGGAGTTATTACGCATCGCATTATTGATAAATTGTCCAGCGTTAAATTGCCCTTGTGTTGGCATTTGGCTTGCCATTTGTTGTGCCGGTGTCGCCTGTTCGCCACCGCTCAACATGTCTTGATATCCATGCGCCATGCGGTTATTTTGAATTTGCCCTAAACGGTACCCACCGTATCGACCAGCCAACTCGCCGATACTTTCCCAAGGGTTATAATCTTGTAAATAAATAACGCCCATTGTGTTATTCCTCTACTTTCTCCGATTTCTTACCTTTAGTTTTCTTTGTTGTTTTTTCGTCTGTTACTTCGTCAGTATCTTCCGAATTTTCATCTGTCGGATCGTTTGTTTCGTCTGTTTCTTCACCGGTTCCCTTGTCGTCTTTTTTGCCGGTGGTTTCAGATGCTTTCTTTGCATCGGCAATCACTTTTAATTCCTCTTCATTGATGCCTTCCGCCATAATGCCATTAGCATAGAAGAGATTATCACCAGTACATTGCAATTCAAATACTTGTTCAGTATTGCCGGTTGGTTCACTAACTGTAACAGGTTCATAACCATTAACAGTCATTACTACTGTTTCGCCAACTACTAATTCACTAGCCAATTTTAAACCTTCCGGCGTTAAAAATTTCTCTGTGTCTGTGGTTGTTACGCCGAAAGATACAGTTTCAAGGCGATGTGTTTCTTTTTCGCCCATATCATGCAATGCAATTACATCATTAACCGCACCAATCGTGATTACTTTATCACCATTTACAAACGTTTCAATTACCTTGCCGCCTTCTGGCGTTGCAATTTCAGTACCCGCTACAAAACAAAAACCTTTCATAAGACCTCCTAAGAATCCACCGTTACCTTGCTTAACCATTGTTTGTGCTGGTTGCGCAAGTCCATATCGTAACGTCATATATCTGTTTAATAAATCTTCTTGATCCGCATTATTCAACTGACTCATAGAATAATAATCCTTAGCCGGTTGAGTAGATGCACTTTGTGTTGTTGCACCGGTATTAATAGGGTTTTGCGCTAACCCCTCACGTTGACCGATAAGGCCCGCCGAAGTACCGGCATTATTCATTTGATTTGTATACCCTTGATTTAACAAGTTCGCTTGATTAACGATGCCGTTTTGTTGGTTATTATAGGTATTACCCCACAACCCCATTTTTGCACCGATACCACTCAAACTATTGTTAAATGCTTGCGAATTAAGCGCCGCCGCTTGGTTCAAATCATTTGCATATTGTGCCGCAAGTGTATTTGATGCGTTCTTGCTAATATCATTCAATGCATTATCTGTGATAGAGGAATTAACAATACCACGACTGGCTAAGTTAGATACTGCATTACCTACAGTCGCCTGTAAATCATTATTTAACGCTTGCCGTCTGGCTTCGGAATACGCCGCCGGTAATTGGCCGTTTGTAATGCTATCCATTGCGTTTTGATTTTTGAGCAATGCGCCGTTGTATTCATTCGCTAGTTGCCCTGCTCCATTGTTCATAGCATCAACGCTGGCCCCTAACTGATTGGCATATCTTGTATTATCCGTTAAGTTCTTGGCGCCAGCCGTTGCCACTTGATTTTGCAATGATGCTAGTGCATTTTGGTTATCTTTGTTAGTCCCCAAATATGCATTGTACATTTGCTGATATTGCGGACTAACTACATTATTTAAGGCTCTATCGCCCATGCCTTGCAAGGTGTTTGCACTTTGATTGGTTCTATTAATCCAATCCATTTGCCCTTGTAAGAGTTGCTTTTCTTCGGGGCCGGCTGGTGGTAAGTTAGCGCCTATGCTTTGTACCTTTGATTTTTTACCGCCCCCAAATAATTGCAAGTCAAATGTAAACATGCTTTTCCTTTCTACAAAGTAGCTTCCAAATGCTCACGCTTTGTTTTTAATACTTTGTAATTAAAACCGTTATAGGTGTAATCCATATGTGGAACACGTTCCATATTCCACTTTTTAATAAAACCGCGCACGTTGCGATGTGTTGCCGTTACAATTACATCAAGATTATTCAACTTCATCACTTCAACAATATATTTTCCTATTACTTTCATATCACCGTAGGTTTGCCAAATAGTAAAATATCGTTCACCCTCATATTCGTTGATACTCCAGAATAGGAACCCCGCACCGGGAAAGAATTTGAAATAGTAGTTGTATTTATCCTTGTAATTGTTGTTTTCATCAAAGTAAAAACCGCTTAGGCTGACTCGTTCTCCCGTGCGCCGCTCATAATCTTTTATCATATGTTCTAGGCTATCTAATTTCATTGTTAATCACCTAATCGCTCAATAGTAAAGTATGCAGTATCTTCGCTGGTACTCATGGTTTTATTGAATACGCCGCCTATTTGCAATTTGAGTACTGCTACATCTTTATAATTTTTTCTGGCATCGGCTATGATTGTTTGGTTTCCGTATTCGCTAATATATATAGTATATTCATTATTGTAGCCAAGTCGCATTGTTACTTTGTAATGCCCCTTAGCGAAATATACTTGCATTGTTTTGGTTTCGCCTTTATACGCATTAAGTCGTTCTGAAATCGTTTGAAAATCAACCGGTTCATATTGAACGGAATACGGTCGGCCGTCTTTTTCGATTTTTAGCGGTGTTGATACATCGCCATAACGCGCATAGTAATCACGCCCATTAAACGGAACAGTTATATACTTTCCACGCGTTACGCTTTTTTCTTCGTGCAATCCGAAACGATACGTTTGACCGCCTTTTTCAAGTACTAGATTAGGCATATTATTCCACCCTTAACTTTGCGCCATTTGGGAATGTCAACGTATTGTTATTTTCAAACGTTGCGATGCGTTGCCATTCCGCCACCGTATTTGAATTTGTATCAAACCGAATATAAGCCGCGTTACTGTTAGCAAAATAAAGCTGAGTACCTAATACGCGGTTGTCGTCAGCATTCCATGAGAATATAGCGCCAGTCCCCCAGTATGGCGAACCCCATATGCGGTAGTTATTACATTCACCGAACGTAAAGCCGCTATAGCCAATTTTATTTTTAGAGTAATAATCTAAATCAATCGAACTGTTAGCAAGACCCGGAACCATTAACGTGCCCGTCATGGTATCACCGGACTTTTTAACGCATGCTTCCGCATTTTTTGCCGTGTCTGCACTTTTTGCATGTTTGGCTTCGTCTGCATTCGTTGCATGTTTAGCTTCGTTTACCGCATCCGTTTTCTTGTAATAGATATTTTCCAAATCTTTGATTGTTTGAGAAATTGCTTTTAAGGTTGTTGTTGGATTAGTGGTGAATGTATCATCACCAGCTATTTTTTTAATCGTGTCAGCTAACGCATTAAGTATTTCAGTTAATGCATAGTCTTTACCATCTACCGTACGTTTGCCTATTACTGCATCTGTTGCGGTGTTGGCACTTGGATCATAATACTTGATTGATTTGACACGTGTTGCATCGGTAACGGCAATCGCTACCACCACACGTAACGTGTTTTTCCAATAAGTACCGGTATACACATACATTTTTTCGCTTGTCGTATTATAGTACATCTTATCTGTTGCCGCTTCTGGTGCGTTTGGCTGGCGTAATGGTTCAAGCGTTGTACTGCCATAGGTTAGGCCACCAGATGCGGAGCGTTCCACATATAAATACGATGTGCTATTAGCTGGCAAACTCCATGCACTTTGCTTTCTATTGATAGTGGCTATATAATCAACTGCGCCGAAATCGTTAAATCCGTCAGCGAATGATAATAGAACGGGTGTTTGACTACCGTCAATCATTACGCTTAAATTATCCCCAGTTAAAAAGGAAAATTCACCGTTGCTTACCTTGCCGCTCAATAATCTATTACGTAGGCCGCCACCACCGCCAGTACCACCACCGCCGGCTTTAAGTTCCATTTGCTGCGCAACGTTCAATAATTCATCACGGTTTTTCTTAATACTATCTTGTACTGTGTCGCCCTGTGGCGTTATATCCAAAGGGTATTTTTCTTTATATGCCATGTTTAAACCTCTTCATACGTATAATCTAACTGGCGTAACGAAATAGCGCCCTTTTGAACATTGATTTTGAATTGTACATTACGATTTGCACCGCCACCAATTTTATACGCCTTCGTGTATTCGTTGACATTCATCAACGCTTTATAATCGTAGGTTTTAAAGTTCGCGTAGTAGGTTTTGATTGCTTTACTAGCGAATTCAATCGGCTTAGGCTTCTTATTAGAAATGCCAATAGTGCCATAGCCGGGAATAAGATTATGCGTTACAAAATTATAGTTCATAATTAATATGAATTGTCTTGTTGCTAACCTATTTCCGCTTACTATTGACGTTTGAATTTGTACGCTATCATCTGTATCTATGGTTTCGTCAAGAATACCAATTTTATTGCCGTAAGCTATGTATACTTCTTTATCTACATTCACCGCATCATTGATGTTGTGCGTGAATTTTCTTGATGTAAACACACCTCGACCGTCATCATAGCGTGGTAGGTAATGATAGATAAATACTGTATCACCGTTATATGGCTTAATCCACATTTGTTTACGACTGGATATATGCCATACATCACAATCTTTTGTAATGTATTTCAATAGATACGAGTTTATATTCAATCCGGTTTCAAATGGTTGAATTTCTGCATAGGTATTAGTAGGCATAAAAGACATAAACCCTTGATTGCCTAAATAATAACTGCGATCATCAACACTCACCGTTGCACCGCTACAATACCCAGTAGAGGATAACGGATATACAGTTAAATTCCGTGCATCTGGCGTGCCAACAACTTGATACACACGCCCATATTCCTTATATACGATAATTGCACGTGATAAGAAATCAACGGCAATGATACTGCCTTGGTCTTTATACCCAACATCCACATATTGCGCACTAGATGCATCGTTATTGTTGTGAGTCCATGCGTTGTAGTCGCCTACTGCCGACCAGTTCAACCGATGCGAATGAGTCGATGCAATCAGTACACGCCCAGAATGGCTTGATACTATATCGCATACAGGACTTTCGATAGTAGTCAATTTACCGGCGCCGGAGATAACTTGTAATTTATCACCACTAGCAATAAGAATATCACCGCCAAATGCATGATATTTTGGCTCTCCTGTGCCGTTTAACGTACCTAGTAGTGTATTAGTATTGAAATCAGTCGAATATAAATTTCTACCGCTAGAAAAGTACCATTTGTTACGGTACACATCATAATACAAGGTTTCTACAGGCAACCCGAAATCATACAACACACGAACACCCGGAACGGTACGCAAGGCGTTATCAGTCCTATCAAATTCGCATTGTCTAGCCTGTGTCAAGGCTTGTACGTCGATATTCTCCGGCGGGTTGCTCCAATCAAGGCCCAATCTAAAACCATTTGTCATGGCTACTTGTTTAACGCCCATTATGTGATACCCCGTGCCATTTTTATTTGTTCTGTGATGTAATCGATAAACGTCTTATCATAGGCGGCATAATCAGTCATAAGTGATTTTTTCTTCACCATAAAAGATATAAGCTGCACCAGATACTGATGAAAGAATTCAGAAAACGGAATAGTATCGTCTAAATCATCAATGTGATTTTTTCTTACGCTATAAAATACTTGATTAACCGTTTCACCGTCATACGTTTCAAATGTGCCGTTTATGATGCGGATAGGATACCCGGTTTTAGGTACAAATCCCATGAAGTCTGAAGGAACGGCCCTTTTATCTGGTATATCCATATTTTTTACTACTTCTCGATCTTTGATACTAACTAGAATAGTCGTTAGCCAGTCAATCGCTGCGTTAATGTACTGGATATATTCTAGTTGCTCATCAAGGATTTCGTTTGACTCTACATTAACGAGAGTAATCAATTCGCTTACTACCATAATTCCAGTATCCTTCCGCAATTACACTATCATTGTTACCTAACCCATTATTAATTGATTGCAACGCACTAACCATATTTGCTGAAATTCCAGAAATATCAAGGTTCATAACCCTATATACGATATAGTCAACTAATAACGTTTCAAGTTCTGCCGGCAGTCCGCTATCATCTTCAAGCATCTTATAGCCAGCAGTCTTTATATAATCAACGGTGATTTTCTGCTCTTTGTCCGCATCAAATACAACTGTTTGTAAATTCAATACTTGATACCCTTGCACTTCCGTATCGTCTGCCTTGACATTTAATATGCTGATGCATTGAAACGGCAATGTGATCCGTCCACGTCCAGTACCTTCAAACGTGCCTGTTGCAAGGCTCGGGCAATATTGACCGATTAGGGCATTTAATAAGTGATTGCCTTCGTTGTAATACTCCAATAAGTAATACGGAGTATATTGTTCTTGCGAGGTATCACCTATTTGCATGAACGCCCTATTGATAATGTGTTTTACGTTCATATTCACCCCATATAAGAATAAAGGCGGGTGTTACCCCGCCTATCATACTTACGCTTCTACTACGCCACCAGTCATAACATTGATTACGCCGTAATCTTTGCTATTGAACTTGGATTTTTCGATTGCGCCATAGAAAGCAATGCCGTTACCTTCTACGTTGCCGTAGTCGTCCACTTGTTTAATGTGCTTTGCTGGACGAGATACTGCAAAGCATGCCGCTTGTTTACCTAAAAGCAAGTTATGGCATACGTTAGCACTAGATGCACCTGTTTTGTCGTTCAATACGCGTTCGTATTCGTACAAAATAACGCCGTCATATTCGCCTAATGCACCTGTGAAAATAGGGTTTTTAGAACCACGAATGTTAGCGTTTTGTTGTGCTGCAAGCCACTTAGCATCATCTTTCAAATCACGTGCCGCCCAAGGAGAAACTAACATAATGAATTTGTCCATACCGTCAACTTTAATCGGTTGTACTTTAGGGCCGTGCATTTGTGCTTTACGTTTAGCACGAGAGATGAGTGTAGTGGTTAATTTATCGTTAGCTGTGATAGATGCTTGCGTACCAGCAGCGGAAGCATACAATGTTTCTCCAGCGGTAGGAGATGCGGAAAGTTTAGCGATTAACTTGTTATCTTGCCAATCAGCTAACCATTGTTTCAACGCACCTTTGATTTCTTTTAACATGTCGTATTGTGTTTTTTGATCGTCCGCTTCAAAGCGAGATACCGCATTACGTACTAATTGAGTTTGCACGGTGAAATCATAAATGTTCAATGCTTCTTCATTACCGGTTAAAGTAGCACGGTTACCTTCAACACCGGCACCGCTTAAATTCATCATCAAGCCGAATGTTACTGCATCACCTTTTACGCCTGTAAGATCTTTGTTTTTGTGTACAACGTTAGAGCCATCAAGTGCGGTGAATTTATCGAAAAAGGACTCTTTCAAACCTTCATGCCACACTTTTTTAGTCCAAATTTTAGGCACCAACGCCGTTGGGATAGTAACTTGATTTCTTTGTTCTGCCATATATTACCTCTTATAATTCGTCAAAATATTTGCGTACATCGTCCGGCAATGCATCAAGATTGCCTGTGTCATACGCTTTCAAAATATCTTCTTCCGTTACCTTGTTAGGTGTAGGAACGCCACCATTGAGTGCGCCAGCCTTAGGCAATGTCGCCGCTACTTCTAGTGGGTTGTTTGGTACTTCGGTACTTGTCGCCCGTTCATTTTGCAATTCATCAACAAATTTTCTAATAGTTTCAAAATCGGCTTCAGTACCTTCGCCCATATCAACACGATAAAATGCATCGTTAATCGGTTGTGCATCGCGCATCGTCATTCCGTTTAACTTTTCTACACCGCGTTGATACAACTCGTTAAAGTTTGGTAGCGATTTAATTTCATTTACGAAATTTAGGTTAGTTTGTCGTTGTTGATGTACTGCAATTTGCTGATTAGTAATCGCATATTCTGCATTGGCTTCAAAGCGAATGAATTCGTTGTACTTTTCAGTATCTTCATACATCAAACCTTCTAAATCTTCCGCCGTCATATTAAAGCGTTTCAACGCTTCACGGCGTACGAAATCACGAATATTTGATACTTCTTCTTGCGGTAATTCAATCGGTTTTTGTTGTGCTTCGAATTGTCTAGCACGTTCTTCCGCTGCTTTACGTCTTGCGCGTTCCTGTGCAAGTGCCGCCTTTAAGTTCTGATCGTTCGCATGATTTTCTTCTTCCGTTTCACCTTCGTTAGTGTTTGGCGTTTCTGTTTCTACTTCCGCATCATTCGCATCACTTTCCGGTGTTTCAGTAGAGGGAACATCATTTACACCTTCCTGTGTATTCGTTTCTTCGGTTGTTTCTTCCAGTTCTACGCCTGCGTTCTCTAAATCTTCTGGAGTGAAACCAGCTTCTTCGATGTTTACTAATTCGTCTTTCATATCAAATACCCCTTATTGCCTTTTAACGTCATTGCCGGACGAATATAAGAATATGGCAGTTTAACGCCGTTGCCGGGCGAGTATATAAGTGCAAGTAGTTTAACGCCATTGCTTAGGGCGAAATATAAAAAACGCCCCATATAGGAGCGTTTTATTATTGTGTTGATAGTTTATATTACATAGTGCCTAAATCGTTCATAGGTGGCAAAATTGGCGGTGCATTTTGAATGTTTTGTTGTCTACCTTTCAAGGCTAACCGTTCCGCCATAATTTGTTGCGGTGAAATCTCAACCCCTAGCGTTTGTAAATACATGCTCAATGCTTCTGCTGGCATATCATCTAGGCTACCGCTAACACGCAATTCTGGCATAGCTGGCTTTTCTGCCGCTTGCTGAATACGCTTCTTGACGGCTTCTTTTTCTGGGAAGTCCATAAAGTCAAGGATAATATCCATAGGGATATCAACACCGCTTTTCTTAGCTTCTAATAATTGATATAGGTTAGCTTTACGAGCCGTTGCGCTTGCTTGGCTGGTGCTAATCACAATATCAAAATCAAAGCAGCTTAAATCATATAAAACTTGCTTAATCGGATTACCTTCCGCATCGGTCTGTGGCTGGCCTAGTGCATCGGTTAAAATCTGTTCTTGCATAGGTTGATTTAAACCCGGTGCAATTTGTACAAATTCCTTCTTGCCGTCGTCGCCCAAAATTCGCATCGCCTTTTCTTGGTTATAGAACTGCGGAATTAAACCCGGAGCGTTTTTCTCGCCCCATAGCAATTTAACAATTTGCAACTCCGCTTCTTTTGTCTGTGCGAATATATCCGCCGTTTGTACGGTTGTTACGGATTGCCGCAAGTCGATTGCCTTGCCACTCATAGAACCAATACTACCGGAAAGGCTTTCCGGAGTTATACCACTAATAGAATAAAAGTCATTGTCCGCTTGTTGTTCCAAGGTTAGATTAATAGCGCTATCCATTGACGGTGTACCATCTTGGAATGTAACACCCGGCTTCAAGAATATATTTGCTCCCGGCGTTGTACTTTTCTTTTCAATCGTTTTCTTATCGTGTTCATCTATTTGACCTTGCCAGAACTTAACACCTAAGGACTGTTGATTAACAACATGCATTCGTTGGCTTCGGTTTTTATTCTTTTCACGTTGCGCATCTTTAAGATCACGCACAACGCCGGCTGGTTCTAGTTCATCATCTATTAATTCACCCGTATAGTAACAATATTCACGCACTAGCGGGAATTTACCGTGCTTATAAGGACTTTCGCCATCTTCTAACAGCACACTATCAGAGAATGTTGCATATCTGATTTTAGTATCTGGTATGCTAGTAGGTTTCTTTCCTGTAGCCAGTAACACAACAAATAGCGGGTTGTTTTCATCAATTAGGCCCTCTTTTGTCATATATACATTCTTTTTGCCGTATTCCTTGTACCAGTATTGAACTACACGAACCTTTTTATACTTTTCGTTGTACCATAACGCTTCACCGTTAATGGTTTCAATCGTGCCGGCTTCTAGTTCTGTATCGTCATATTTATGACTCAACATATCAATTTCATTAGCCTTATCCGGATATACCTGTTTCAGCTTTCTTGTGCTTTCCCAACTATACCGACCAACAAATTGAGCATCGCTTAGGTTTTCTTCTGTGCTTTCCGGATCAACGAACACATCAAACGGAGAAACACGTTCGATTTTAATTGCTCCGTCTAATTTTTGGTAATCAAATTCATAGCTTACCCAGTAATTGGCTAAACCGCATATGATTTTATCACGGAAACATTTCCCCTTATTGCGTTGATAGTGCGCGCGGTCTAAACAGTACTTTGTAATACCTTTCGCAACGCGACTTATTCTATCATCTTCTTCGCTACGTGGTAAGAAGTCCGGTTCTGTTTCGTTTTGTGATGCATAACCGCACAACAGATTAACAGTTGCCCGTATTCTGTTGATTGTAATCACAGGGCGACCAGCTTCACGCATCTTTTTCAAGTCAGCATCTTCCCATTGTTTGCCTTGCATAAATGCATAATCTTCGGCAGCATTTCGCCGCCAGTTTGACGTAGCACTTAATGCACTTTTAACATTCGCTTTCGCTTCGTATATATCAAATGTTTGTTCTATATCCATTATTCCACCATTTCAGAACCATATATCATATCGTACATTTGTTCTATTTGCCATTGTGGCATTGCTCGTGCAAATTCTGCCAATTCCGCATCGGTGTATTTCGCAGGAATAATAACGCCCTTTTCTTCACGTTCGCCGTATTCTGACTTCAACACCTTATAGGCGTAATCTCGTAACGCCTTTTCACTCATACGCCCCATGCAGTAACTTCTCCTTCTGTATCATCATCATATCTATAACCATCAACAAATGGTTTCTCCGGTTTCTTAGGTGTAATAGGTCTGCTCATGCAAAAATACCTAAACTCATCATATGCATGATCTTCTTGTGTTGTATCAACATCTTCCGGCTTGCTTTCGTCGTATACTAATTCCGGTAGTGTTCTTAGAATATGCTTACACGTAGAAAAGAATTTGATTTTCTTCTCCCTTAGGTAGGTATGAACCATCATCTTGCCCGGAATGCGTTCAGAATTAGACCGAGTAAAGTTAATTCCATGACGTGCAAATATCTCCGCGATAGACTCGCCTTGAATGCTCCACTTCATGCGGTCGTCTTTCTGCCATATCGCTCTATCAGCTATATCATATGCATAGGTTTCACCCTCGCTTAATCTAGCCATTTCGGCGGCGACTTCATCCGGTGTTAGTTTCAAGCCCACATCCGGCTCACCTGTGCAGCCGTAATATTCACGATAGCAATGCGCTACGCCTTCATAATCAATAGCGTACCAATGAATACTAAACGGTTTACTAAAACCCCAGTCCATAGAGCGAACCCGTGTCCAGCCTTGCGGAATTTCAAAAGGTTCTTCTACATGTACGCTTCGATTGAATTCGGTGAATACTTGCCCTATGAATACATCCCAATCGCCATACAAGAACGCTTTCTTTTCCTGTTCTGGTAATGCTTCCAAACGCTTTACATAGTTAGGGTCATTTTTCATTAATACATAATTGTCGTATACCTGAGCCGGGATAAACACCTTTTCGAGTCCTGTGGTCTGATCTATCACGGTTTTCTCGCCGTAATCTGTCGCTTCTACGTATTTACGTTTCACCCAACCATGTCCACGGCCACCGGGGTTACAACTGCCACGAAAACGAACAGGGAACCCTTTAGCACTACGAAGGCAAGCCGTTAATAATTCGGCTGTGCGTTCCGTATGTTTGGTTAATTCGTCAATTCCTAGATAATCAAATTCTTGACCTTGATAACCCTCGGCATCTTTATCGTTTTTTACGTATCGGAATAGTACTTGACTGCCATTCTTTAACGTTGCTATGTGTTTTTGGTCTGAATACTTATATAATTCCTGTGGTACGCTTCGTATCCATTCACGGATAACATTGGCTTCTAAATTCGGATATGTTTCACGGAATATATAACAATGGCTACCCGGATAGGTTAAGGCGTAAATAAGCACATCCATAATCAATGACTTTGTTTTTCCGCCACCACGAGCGCCACCATACACCGCATACGGTGCCGTTGTATTGTGGAATATATTTTGTTTTTCGTTTGGCTTATAGTCAATCGTTATTTCCATTTTTGATAGATTTATACAAAAAATGAGATATATCGCCGTGGATATACCTCATATTCTGATAGATTTATACAATTCTCTATTATTCTTTATTCATATTACTAAATACAACCTTAATCGGTTCGCCGTCTGTTCCGCTGATTTCTTGCTTATCAGTAAACAACTTATACCGCTTACCAATCAATTCAGCTGCTTTTAGCCTATCATTCAACGCCGGATCTAATCCAAACTGGTCTGGAATATCACCGCGCATCGTGCTAGATAAGAACTGCATTACCTCGTCAGTATCGGCAATGCTATTTTCTTTCATTTCTGCTAGTCGTTCGTCTATATATTGTTTTACGTCAACTTTTTTCAACAGTCGACTACCAGCCGAATACGCCGTTCGTTCACTATAACCAGCCTTTATCGCTGATTGCGTGGCGTTCGTAGTCTTTAGCCATTCTTCTGCAAATATTAACTCTTTAGGTTTTAATTTAATATCACTCACTACGTTCACCACCTTTCAACACATTAACTAGATATATTAACAACTCATGTGGCTTTAATGTATCGTATTCAGCCACCTTTTTAAATAACTGCCCCTCTTTGAATGGGTTTTGTTTATACTTCTCTGGGAATGCCTTTGCGAATTCTGCTTCGTTATACATGCGACTTACGATAAATACTTTAAACGGCTTATCCCACTTGCTCCATGATTGGCGAGTATCAATCACATACCTTAAACCCTTTTTAACTTGTAATGCTGTAATTACCTTTTTAATTTTAGGCATGTAGTTCATTGATATTCACCCCCTATCGTAGTATATTGTTATCTTTCGTTTTCATTCTTCTATGTGATCGTTGACATATTCCAGCCGCTTGCTTAGATGCGTGTTGGCTAGTGCAATATGTTTGGCATCGTCCGTTATATTCGATTGTTTCAGCCGTGCATATGCCGTGCTTATCATTGTTTAAACAATGCTTTCTATCGCAATGAATTTGCGTCATATTGCTATCCTTTCCGACAATCACATTACACATTTCGTGTAATTTTAAAAATACGGTTGACGTGTCGCGGTAACCGTGTTATACTCTAATCAAGGTAAGGGGAACGAACCCCAATAGTTAATCACAAGGAGAAATAAAAATGTACACATTAAAAGACTTGAACTCAAATCAAACTTGGAACTTTGATAACCAATCACAAGCATCTGAATTCATCTCTACTATGTCATTCGGTTTTGAATGGCAATTACTAGACACAAATAATCAAGTTATTGCAACTCACTTTTACGAATAAGGAGATTAAATAATGCCCGTTTCAAACAACAAAATAAAAGAGGCCCGTTTAAAAGCGGGTCTCACTCAAAAGGCTGCGGCTGAATATTTAGAGATGCCGCTACGCACCTTCCAAGATTGGGAATACGGTTCTAACGCCCCTAAATATGTAATCAATATGGCGGTTAAAATGTTAAATGCAATTCAAAAGAATAAATAGGAGAATAAAACAATGCAAATGACTAAAAAGCTTTATGACGTTGAAGATTACATCACATGTGAAATTCTTAAACGCAACATTACAGAAGAAGAGGTTTGCAACTTCTTAAAATCTCAACCACCTTTAAAAGCTTTTATGGTGAACGATGAAGTTGTTCTTACTTCCAGCAATCTTACAAAACAATCTATAGCTTTCCTATTTGAATAATCAATAAAAGAGTACCAACAAGAAATGAATAATCAAATACGCCAAATGTTAGCCGCTAGATAATAGCGGCTTTTTAATTACTCAAAACCAAACACGCCACAACTTAATGTGATCTAGCATCAAAACAATTTGGGTTAATTTGGTCTAAAACCTTTACATAATAAATGCAGCATGTTCAGTTTTCAATAATTAAATGTTGCTTTTATACAAGAAATGGGATATATCGCCGTGGATATACCCCATTTTATTTTAGTTTTATTCATTTTGTTTGTATGTTCTAAACAAATACCGGCAATCTATGAAATCGTACAAGTAGTTATGATATTAGGACGTACATATTTAACAAGGATCGTATCTCAAATGGCATGTGTTCGTGAAAGGAATTTAACGCCGGTATCTGTTTACAACACACAAGGGGAACTATAAATGTTCCCCGCGGTGTCGTACGTTTAATAGGGGAATTTAGTCAATGTCGTTCAAAGCTACATATGACACTATAATTATACTATATTATGATTTTCCATATGTTTCCGATATAGTCCGATGTATTCCGACTTGTACCGTTTTAGCAGTATACATGCTTGGGTAGTATGTATGGTGTAAATAATACCCCACTTTGATGAGTCCAGCCGTCTTTAGTTCGCTTGCTTGCGACTTTTCTAAATCTGTAAAGTATCTAGCATGCTTAGCACTCTTGCCGTCAACATATTCACGCATCAATAATATATTTTCCTTGCCTTTCGTGCATGTGTTGATGATATCCGCTGCGGTTTCCCTTTCATCAATTAACGCCCCTATTTCCTTTTGTACTGCGTCACGCTTACTTTCAAGCCGTATAATTTGTTGCTCCAATCCGCCCGGTGTTCCGCCACCTGTTAAGCGTTCCTTTGAGTAATCAACCGCCCCTATCGTTACGATATCAGATTGTACATGCTTTAGATCTTCCTTCAATGATTTAATCTTCATTGATATTAACTTAATCGGTTCTAGGTACTCTTTGGCTAATTCTCTGTATTCTTTATCCGTCATATATTCCCCTTTATTTCATGTTCTTAACTGTTTCCCCTAACATGTTTAAATAGTCCTGTAGGTTACCTTTGATAGCATCATTCACTAATTGGATATTATCTGTTGTTACGTAGTGAGCTAATAACATTTTATACATCATGTCTTTTGTAGGTACAAATATACAAATCACTAGCGATACCAGCCACGCCGCACCAATAATCTTTGCCCACCACTTTAACGCTTCAATATCTTCCTCTGGCATTTCATTTACACCAACATAGCAAACAGCTAATATAAACATTGCAATACTTAGCAATAAAAACAAACCTTGATTAAGTACATCGATATTATGCAATATTTCAATCAAATACAAATACATCGGATCAATAATAGGCATTATACATTTCCCCTTTCGCCTATAATGTTACTTTTTCGATTTCCGCTCTAATTTCAAGAATATTTAGATATTCCCCCATAGTGGCTTTTTGTTTGCGCAATAATTCAATAGAGCAAGTAGGCTTAAATTCTAAGGTTCCTGCATCGTATTTAACCAACATTTTATGAAGTTTGGTATATCGTTCTTTTAATTCACTATATTCAATTCTAAACCGAGTTTGCCATTCTGGCTCTTTAATTTCAGTTTGCTTCACATCCGCTAAATTTTGTTCTAGATTTTCCATATATGTTTTCTCCCAAATTCTAATCATTTTTACCTCTTCTTATTACTTACCAGTACTACCGATACCACCGGCGCCGCGCACCGTTTCTGTTAATTCATCAACTTCTAACAACTTCAATGCACCAACTGGTACAAGAATACCTTGCAATAATCTATCGCCCTTTTGGATTAAATACGCATCATCACTGGTGTTTTTGAATATACCTTTGATTTCCCCTCGGTAATCTGCATCAATCACACCAAATGAGTTTGGAATAACTAACGGCGTTTTACTCATGCTCGATCGTGGCGCAAGCATTAGCATATATCCCTTTGGGATTTCCATTGCTAAACCTAGCGTTACATATTGCGTTTGATGTGGTTCAATAGCTACGCTTTCCGGCTGGTAAAAATCCATTCCCGCAGCATCTTCGCTACCAATTTTAGGCATCAATACGCCCGACATGCATCGTTTCACTTTAATTGCATCCGCATTATAGCGTTTAATTTCTAACATGCATTTAATTTTATTAAGCAGTTTCATTTGTACCCTCATTTCAATAACGCTTCTAACACTTTATTTTTCCTATCCATAATTCGGATTTCTACACGTGGGTTTTCTTTATCTATACCCGCTATGCAACTATCGCCATATGAACATATCCATTTATCATCATCAATGACTTTGGCTTTTGTTAATATATCGCTAGTCGCCTGTAGCAATCCGATTAAGTCCGGCCAACTTCTTTTATTTGGAAGATAGTATTTACATTCAACAACCACAATGCCAGATATATGCAATTTCTTTCCAGCTAACTGCCATAAGCAAGCATCTTCGTAATTCCTATAGCTTTCTGACGGAATGTAACCCCGTTTGTTTCCAAATTTCACTATTTGCCCGTGGTTCTTTTTGGTAATTGGACGACCTTTTAATGTAATATCAATCACGCTCATAAGGAACCGCCATTAATCTTTCCGCTAAATCAACTTTATCACAATCAATTTCTTCAATTCCAAATTCACCACAATTACTGCTCCAACTAGTCAAGCCACCACCAAAATAACGAACCTTACCGGGTCTATATCCAGCAAAATGCCTTTTTAATTTCATTACCTTGGTTTTTACAACTATTGGCGTATCAATCTGAACCTTTTTCCAATCCACTACACCCAATAGTGCCGCAATGGAATATTTACGTGTATTTGGATTTAACCCCAGTACCTTGCATGGAATTCTTGGGGTATGATCGCGTATCTTGAAATTACCGCCGTTTTCAATAAACGTAGGATTTACGAAAAACGCATAAACGCCTTCAATCTTAATATCTCGATAACCTTCGTTATACATTTCTTGTAATAACCATTTTTGCTCATTCGTCATTTTCTAATTCCCCTTCTAGCATTAATCTTTTTGCTTCTGTTTTAATCAAATATACATTCTTTTCTAAGTCATTACCGCGCCCGTAAAAAGTTTCTAGCGATACGGCAAACCGGCAAGAACATTTATTTTTGTCTTTTCGCCTGTACATTAAGTTATAATATCCTACTGTGCCTATGCCGCTTTCCACTAATTCCGGTTTTATAATTTCATCGCCAATAACTACCGTTAATGCGCTTTCCAATAAATCGCACTCATACCCCTTTTTTATTTGTTCCCGTAAATAGTTATTCATCTGCTACCCTTTCAACTGATATTCAAACAATATTTCTGTTTTCGGCGCATTGATCATTATGATAACGCTATGATGCGCTGGCAATTTTGTATGTTCACCCGTTTCACTTATGAACTTAATACGCTTAGTTGGCACGTATACGCTTATATTTGTTTGGCTATACAATCTATGCCGTTGTACCCCCCCCAGTGCATCTATAGGCAATACCAGCACACACGGACGGCCCGTTTCTATACATCGCGCTATAATTTCATCTTTATTGCTATATGGCGGGTTAGTGATTAAATAATCAAATTCGTAATCTTTGGTTAGAAAATCATTAATCCCATATATAGCTAATGGATCATATTCACGTGTAACAATTTTTGTGAAATTGCTTTTATCTGTATCAAACGGCAATATAATTTTATCGCCAGCCTTTGGCGGGAATACATTAAGCATTGTTTGAACCGTTTCTATAGGTGTATACCATTCATCGCTTTTATTGCCTTTTATTAACGCTTGTTTCATATATCAAGCACCTCATATTTCGATATATTGTTCACATCGTTTTAATATATCTTTTACTAACTCCAATGGAATATTAGACCTTGTTTTATATCGATTAACACCGGTTATATTTAGCTTATTGAACTTAATCTCGTTTTTTATATCATCTTTTAATAACTTTAAATCGATATTGCTACCAAATTTTGTTGGTTTCTTAATTGGGTAATCGTAGTTGTTATAATAGGTTAGATTTTCATATGGAATATTAAACCCTATTACATTTACTATGTAATCCCATATACGTCCATACGCCGGGTTTTCAATCACGAATACTTTAGGTTGATACCGCTCAATGATTTTCAATGTGTTGTAGATACACATTTCACCATTGATACGTGTTAGGAATGACTTGTCATATTTGAATTGGTAGTTTTCATAATCAATGTGATTTCTGATTGTGAATTTACTCCCTTGTTCATATTCACCAAATAGGTTGATTGTCATATCCTTTTCTTGTTTCCAACACGCATTACCACCTTTCATCGCACTTGCCACGCTCCAGCTTTCACAAGGTGGACTAGCTAGAATAACATCTGGTCTATCTAGCTTGTCCAACTGTTCCCATAGTGCGTTTGGTTTATGTAGCGTATTAACTGCAAGGTCTTGGTTTATGCACGCATCACCAATTCCTATTGATGTGATCGTGTGTTGCCCCCCATATTCACGTTGTATTCATCTACCGCTTGACGATAGCAGCCGTTGCCATCATCAAATAATCCCCATATATTCATCAATATACTTATTCACCTTTAATACACACATTTTTAGTTTCCTTAAAAAAGACTAACCATACTGTTTTACCTCTGCGTTGGCCAAATATTGGCTCACTAGGAAGTAACCCTTTAACCATTGGTAACTTGATTTGTTCCTCATTCCACTTAAATATCATCGTTCCATTTGGTTTTAGTAATCGCCAACACTCAGATAAGCCTTGTTTAATATCCTCTTGCCATGTTTGTTCTAATCGTCCATATTTCAATGCTAGGAACGATTTATCACCAACCTTTAATAAGTGTGGTGGGTCAAACACTACAAGGTGAAAACTTTCATCTTCAAAAGGCATCTTGCGAAAATCTGCAATCACATCAGGTTTTACAATCAACTTCCTACCATCGCATAGCGTTGTGTCTAATGTGCGGTTATCCATATAAACAGTTTCTTCATGTTCTCTATTGAACCAGAACATTTTAGAACCGCAGCACGCATCAAGAATTTTCATTCTTCATACCTTGTTTTCAAAAGGGTTTATGCTTTCAAGCACCACAAAAGATGTATTGTTGTACCCGTGGCGTTTTTCCCACTTACGAAACACTGCGGTTAATTCTTCTTGTAATTCATCTATATGTTCTTGTTTTACATTTAACAGATAATCTTCTGACCATTCCGCTATGTCATCGTCAAGATCGTTATCGAATATATCTTCAATTACACGTTCTGCATCAACGGTAGGAATATAATAATATGGATTTGCAACCCTAACTTTTGGTACTTCCCTATCTGGATAAGTTTTCGCAAAATCATTAACCGCATCTGTTATGCTTTTTTGCGGATATCCTACATATTCATCAAAGCACCAACACCATTCATTTTCATTTTTCACTAGCATTGTTATTTACCCTTTCAACTCTGTACATTCAATAATGCAATTTGCAGGCGATACAGAAATAAATCTTCCTCGTGTATCTGTAAAACAAATTAATTTTTCGTACTCTAATTGCACATTTTGTATAGCACGTTCAAATGCTTTTTTATCTTCAAAAGTTTCAGTTTCATATGTGCCTGTTCCACAATTCATAACAATTGTTAATTCAACCATGTTTTTTCACCTCTTAAAACGGAACGTTTTCATCGTTTCCTTTATCATCTGCAAAATTTTCAAAGTTACTTTCAGTTGCCATATCATTCAATGCAGATACACCAACGAAACCGGCGATTACTTCCGTAACGTATTTCTTTTGTCCATTGCTATCTTCGTAAGAGCGTGTTTGAATACGCCCCTCTACGAATAAACGGTTTCCCTTTCGGTAGTTTCCTACTGCTTCGCCTAGCTTGCCCCATGCCACACAGTTTATAAAAGCAGTTTGTTCTTTCGTTTCATTTGTAGCACTATCAATGTATGTGTTAGTTGCTGCTACCGTGAAAGTTGCCACCGCACGGCCAGATTGTGTATAACGCACTTCTGGATCACGTGCTAAATTACCTAAAATCTGTACTGTGTTCATTTATTCTCCTTATTTACCAATCAACTTTCTTTCGATGTACATCTTCCCTTTGTAGGCTCTAAGCATTTCACGAATGTTATCAAATGTTTTGCAATCAGCTTGCATAATCATAGTCATTTGCTTATTCGCCTCCTCAACAGTTTCTACTGTTAAAGGAATTTCAATGGTTATCACCATCTTATGTTTTCGACTAATCAACCTACACCTCCTTAGTAATAATGCATTTTGTTTAAAGATGCCTCACACTCATCAATGTACACATCGTAGTCTTTATGAATGTGGCAATCGACTGTTGCCTCATTCCTCATGATTTCTAGCAAGTTTTCAATCTTAGTTCTTGCTTGTGCCTCATTGGTTGCCATAACTTGAAAGCTAACATTGAAATTAACATTTATACTTACATCAAACTCTTTTACTCTTTCCCTCACGTTTAACCCCCTATTGCCTGTTTTAATAACGCTTTCCCTTTGTCTGACATTTTGCTTTTGTTGATTATTTCTTCTACATCTACTGGTTCTTTGGCTACTTCTACTAAGTTACCAGTTGCAGTCATTTCAATTCTTTTCTGACCAGAATTGAGTAACACACGTTCCTTTTCTGCTTTCTCCCTTGCTTTTAACAACAAGTGATTATCCTTGATTGAGTTGGCCAATCTCAATCGCTCACGTTCTCTTATTTCTTGCACTTCATAGTTTTTTACAAACTGCGAACGGCAAGACATCTCGTTGAAGTTATCGCCGTTTTGAGGGTCAAATGATTTCCATATTGCCTTAGCACATTGTTTCGTTAACCCATCTAGTTTATCTAACCCTTTATCGTAGCCATATGATCGTGCTACTTGATACACCCTTTCCCATGCATCTTGTGCGGTTGGTAATTCCTCATGTGCATTTACATAGTTACTTAATGCTGAACACTCCTCTCTGATTTCTGCAATCGTTGGTAAGAATTTACATCTATCAATCAGATTGCTTATTGCCTGTTCAAGGGTAACTGGATTTACATCAGATAACTTTGTTACATACAACATCATTCGTTGCTCTGGCATATCAGTAGACCACGCTATCTGTAACATCGATAGCGCTCTCAATGTTTGTTGTTGGTTGTTCAGCATCTACACCCCCTAACTTATTCATCAAGTTATTAACTACGTTGATTGCATCTTCCTTGCTATTCTTTTTAGAATTAGGTTTTCTGTATTCGCTACGCTCCCAAGTCCTAACCGCTGCTTTCCAATCTTTCATGGAATTTTTACCAACTTTCCAGCCGTTGCTTTCATAGTAATCAAAAAAATGTTCAGCATTTACATTATTGTTTCTTTCAATGCAGTAGTCTTGTATTTCATCAATAGTAGGTTTAGTAAAAGTTTTACGCTTTGGTGAATATGGTTTCTCACATTCGCCCTCTATAGTCTTATCTAACCTAACCTTACCTATACTAGACTTACCTAACCTTACCTTACCTACGGATACATCTTGTATACATTCTGTATCCATAATGGATACATTGCTTGCGTTTAATTGATATTCCTTGTTTGCAGTAATTTCCAGTAACTTTCTTTCAGGTTGTAAACTTGGTTTGTAACGATCGCTTTGAATGTAGTTATGTATCTTCCAATGTTTTATTACGATAACTCCACTACCAAAACTGATTACAAATTGTTTAGCTACAAGCAACTTCATATCATCTTCTTTAGCACCAACTATTCGCATGATAGATTTAGGTGCATTTACAAACCCATCATCATCAGCATCTAGCAACATATGAAAGTATAGATTTTGTGTTGTTGCTGGCATATCTAGGAATGTATCGGACTTGATAATAGATTTTGACATCATTCTTCGTTCTGCCATTGTATCTTTGAATTCCTTTCTTTTAAGATTTCTCTAATCTGTTTCGCATCTGATCCATGCGCTTTTATATGACAATCTCTACACAAACAAGCAAGATTACTAAGATTAGATAACCCCATTTGCGACCTAAACACTATGTGATGCACTTCGGTTGCTTGCGCTCCACACAGCACACACAACCCCTCATCACGTTCATACGCCCATTTTCTGGTACGGGCGTATAGTGCGTTATCCTGTCTTTTTCTTTTGTTCATATTCGCCCCATTCATTTATTAATGAGTTGATATAGTCATTATTTTCAATCGGTATGTTTAACTGGTTGCACTCATCAACAAGTGCATCAATTAAACGGCGCATTTCATCTACCGTATAAACGCTGCTTCCATGATATGCGCGAACGATTGAATATCCTTCCGTTTTGGCTGGGCCGGCATCTTCTGCATGCCAGCCTAACCCGTGGCTTTGCCAAATTTCAATAAAACGCTCGATAGCATCGTTTTTAATCGGTAAATAGGCAAATGTACCACATTCAATCAAAACTCGCTTGTATACCTCATTTTTTGAAATGTATGCGTGTTTTGAAAGTTCCCTCGCTATCTTTTCGCACAATACCCATGCATAAGCATTGGCATTTAGTGAACGGCGTTTTATTTTCTTTTTGATTTCGACTATATATTCAACTTCCGGATCTAACTTATTTAATGTTTCATCTTTTGGAGCGGGAATTAATATGTTATAACCAATCGACTTAATGACATTAATTCCCTTTGTTATCCATTTCATTAAATGCGGTCTCCGGCATCTTCGTGTTCGAGTTCTTGGTCTTCATTATCGTATAATGTAAAGCCTTTCCCCTCTTTGTCTTGACCGTAGTTTTTTATCCACTTCAATGCCGCCACCATTTCAAATTCATCTAACATGCCAACACGTGGCTTTTTGAATTCGGCTGCAATAAATTTTGTAATTTCTACAGGTGGTACATTCTTTTCTTTTTGTATTTTTAGGAATTCATCATAACCGGCAACGTGTTTTTCTTTTGGCTTAGATGCTTGCGCTGGCGCTGCATTGCCGCCCATTGCAAAACGCACGCTTCCTTTACTATCAACTATGATTAACTTGCTGATATTTCGATTTTCGTCATAGTCGATTTCTTTAACTGTAAATTTTGCGTATGACTTAGGCTTTCCGTCTTTCCCTGGTTTCCATTCGCCATTTTGCAAATTAATATAGGTAAACGGAGCGGAATATAATTCTCTACCAATGCCCCAGTTAAAGCATGCACGCTTGAAACTATCAGATGCTTGGCCCTTTTCTTTTTCTGTGTTGCTTTCCGTGCCTACATCGGACTTACCAACCCACTCGCCGGTTTGTTGGTTATAGATTGAAACTGTGCAATATAATCTATCGCCAATGATCGCATGTTCACGTTTCCAATTCATTGCGCCTACTACTTCATCAAGCATGCGCATATCAACGCGTGCATCTTTGTATAGCAGCACAACTGCGCCAACCGCACCGTTTTTTTCACTTAATGATTGAATGCGGCAATCTATTTCATTTGCTTTTAGTGTTCTAAATTCCATATTTCACCGTCCTACTTAATATAGAAATTTTGATTTACTTTAATTTCTGCACCTTCTACCGTTTCACCGGCTTTGATTGCCTTTTTAATGGCCGTTTTATCGGCTTTAATTTCAACCTTTGTGTAATCCGCTGGGATTACATCAAGATTTGTAATTTCCACGCTTTCACTTTTACGGTATCCGCATTTAAACGTTCCAACTTCTAACTTTTCAATGCCTTTTTGTTTCATTGAGTATTCAACGTTATTTTTAAGGGTTTCAATAGTACTTTCTTTTGATTTTTTGACTTTGTTTAATCTATCAATTTCAGCCTTAATCCCTTGGATATCGGCTTCAACATTAACCATGTATTTTGCCGTGTTTTCGATTTTTTCCTCAATGGACAAATCAAGCATTTCTAGCGTATTTTGAATTGCTTCAATTTCTTCAGGCGTTTCTGCCGCTTCTAGCATTGCGGATAGTTCCGCATAATCTTTGTTTAGCTGATAAATTGTTGACATTTTTCTGTTCCCTTTCCATTGCTTCCAGTACATCATTAAAACTATTTACAATCGTTGTGTTTGTAATTTTTGTATCTGGAAAGTGTTCAAATTGTAACGAAATGTGCGTTCCATCTTTATCAATAGAACATGCATCGTAATCTATATCTTCGCCGTATGTATTTTTTGAAAAATATATAGCCATATATAATGGTTTATCGCTTCTTTTTGCTTCTTGTTCGATTTCTTCAAATTTATCTAAGCATGCAAGCATTTCAACTCTATTCATTTTCCACCTTGCCACCTTAACCGCTCATCGTGTATGATGAGGTTAAGATGCTTTAATAACTCACTTTTCGCATCTGCCCTTTGGTAACTGCAATTACTAAAGGGCCTTTTTTATTTCGTCAATGTAGATACCACCATATAATAGTGCTACGCCTAATAACCCTTGTAATACCGCTTCGTATAACGTGATATTATCAAGCTCTAAGCTGCCCGGCGTTCCTATCAACAAGATCGCACCTATAACTTTAAAAACCGTTGTCATTCTAATTCTCCTGTAATCACTAGCATTTGGCTGGTGATTTTTCTTATTTCACCTCTTAGATACCGATTTTCTGATTGCAAGCGTTCGTTTTCTGCTTGTAACTGTTTATATCTGACAATGTTAAACTCCGTTGTCAGTCCCGCTAATTTCTCAACCTCATTCCGGTTGAATTTCACGCCGGGTATCGGTAACTGGTGTAACTTGCCGTCATTTCTGAGGTTATAGACTGCTGTTTCTGATATCGACAGTAACGCAGCAACCTCTTTAACTGTGTAAACTAATTTTTCCATAGAATTCGTCCATACATTCTCCTTTTTATAAAAAATAATCAACAGTTACACCGAAATAATCGGCAATTTTTTTTAGCGTATCTACGCTAGGTTTTGAACGACCTTTTTTGTAGTCAGTCATTGCCGCCGTAGAAATGCCCGTAGCTTTACTTAATGCATATGCAGTTATGCCATGCTTTTTTAAAAGCTTTTCGATTTTTCCATACATCTTGCTATATCACCTCAATTCTGATATATTAAAATTAACTAATATTTATTAGCTAATTTTTACGTGATTTGTAATCTCGTTTTCATTAGCTATCTCGCAATTTCATAATATTATGTTTTTGCGAGAATGTCCAATTAAACGTTTATAAAATTTCTTAAAAGAGATTAAATCATGAGCAACAAAAACATATATAGTAAGATAGAAGCTCTATTGAGTCAACATAATATAAGTGCGTACAGACTTTCTAAAGATACTGGAATTTCAACGGCATCGCTTACAGATTGGAAAAAGGGGCGCTCAAATCCTAAAGCAGATAAAATACAAATCATAGCGGATTATTTTAACGTTCCTATCTCGTATTTTTTAGATAGCACTGAGCAAACAAAAGAGGTACCACCTATTAAAAGTGATACCTTCAATGTTGACTTCAAAAATGTGAAAGTGATGTTCTATGGGGATTATGAACTTACTGAGCAAGAGAAGAAAATGGTTGAAAATGTGATTAAAGGGGTTATTTCATCACGCAAGGATGAAAGGGATAAAAAATAAGTATATAGGGGTGTAGTATGAAACGAATGTATCCTATTGTGTTAGATATTATTAAAGAAAATCGGTCTAATGATCCGGATGTTATTGCTAAGAATTTACGTATTAGTGTTCACTACAGATCACTACCAAAGCATCTAAAAGGACTATTAATAAAAACACCTTTTTCAAAGGATATTGTTATCAACTCAAAAATAGATATAAACCATAAAAAAGTGGCATTAGCGCACGAATTAGGTCATGTCATATTGCATAAAGGTGGATATAACTTATTTGATATTGATCTATTGACAGATAGGGATAAAAAAGAAAAAGAATATCAAGCAAATAAATTCGCTTTTTTATTGGTGGCTCATACCTGTTTAAGAAATTCACCGAAAATGATTGATAGTATTCGCAATGAAAAGGAATTAACTTTTAACGATACGATAGAGTTACTTAAAATATTTGAGCGCACGGGGTGTTATATTTAATAATCAAAGGAGATGATTGTTAATGGCTTTCTTTAATTCTATGAACCGATTAAAGTTTTCTATTTTATTTATAACTTATTTAGTTATTCAATATGTTCTTGGTTATATAGTTGTTCCGGCATTAGTCGATTACTACCACGACACAACAATCAATATGGTTACTATATTTATCGGTCTTTTCCTTTATGTATTAATTGTTTTTTGCGCATATAAGAGGTTAATAGATTGTGGAAAATCTAAATGGAATTTGATTTTTATATTAATTCCAAAAGTTCAATTTTTATGGTTTATTTATTTATGTTTTCCTAAATCTATTGTTAAGGTGGAGACATTATGCAATACAACATCAGCGTGAGGAAGAAAGATAAGGGTTTCCAAATAATTGTGTCGTATAAAGACGGCTACAAGTGGCGTCAAAAATCAAAACAAGGCTTCAAAACTAAACGTGAAGCTAAGGAATACGGCCACGTTATCGTTAAGGAGTTAGACAAAACTGCACTACTTACTAAAGATACGGAATTAAAAGACTTAACATTCAAGGAATTTGCGGATATGTTCCTCGAAATAAAAAAAAGCCACATTACGCACAATACATTAAATATGTACCGTCATTCCGTGGATGCCTATAAATCAATTCACAATATGAAGTTATTTGATGTTAAGCCAATACACATACAAAACGTGGTAAATAATATGGTTTCTTCACCTGCTACTATTACATCGTATTATAAAGTGGTTAGCCGTATATTTTACATCGCTATCAACCCATACAAGATAATTTCAGATAACCCTTGTATTGGTGTTAGATTGCCACGTGTCGAACGCAAGAATGCGATCCATACTATTTCCGATGAAGATTTGAATAAGTTCTCTAAATACATGAGGGAAAAATATCCACAAGTCTATTACTTTTTACAGATAGCTAGGTATACTGGTATGCGGTTAAGCGAAGTATATGGATTAACGTGGGATGACATAGACCTAAAAAATCATAAAATTTCCGTCAATAAGCAACTTTCATATATCAAAGGTGTAATTACCTTTGAGAAAACCAAAACCGCCAATTCGGTGCGAATTTTGCCAATTCCCCCTATATTAGAAAGGGTACTCATGGAATATAAATCACATGAGTTGGAGTTTGAATATGACCTCGTATTAAACCCGTTTAAAAAGAATGGGGTTAAATGTCAGATTAATACGTACATAAAGCAATATGGGGACAACCTATCCGCACACAGTCTTAGGCATACCTACGCCACAAAGCTATTGGCTAACGGTCTTGATGTAAAAACAGTATCATCATTACTCGGCGATACACCGGCAATGGTGATGAAAACATACTTGCATTATAGCGATGAGATGAAAGCAGCGGCGTCAAATGCAGTTGCTAATATTTTTGGTTAA